GGCATTTGCAAGAGGAAAAAAATCAAAAGCAATATCTGATAGATCAGGAATGGCATTTCCATATGAAGAAATGGTAAAAGAGTGGAATGGTCATCTTGTTCATAAATCAGAGTACGAAGCAAAACACCCTCAGTTAGAGCTAAGATCTAGATCAGGCGATGCACAGGGACTAAGAGATGTTAGACCAGATAGAACTGAAAATGAGGTTGCAGCCATGTTGGGTAGTAATCCTTTTTCAATTACTGCGAGTTCACAAACAGTTACAGTTACAGAGATAAATCATGGAAGAACGTCAGGCGATACCGTGAGATTTAGAAATGTTCAGGGTAGCCCAGGTGGAGTTTCTTTTTCTACCTATGAAAACTCTTCAGGATTTAGTATAACCGTTACAACAACAGATAAATACACTTTTAGTTTAGGAGTAACTCCAAGTGTAACAGAAAAAGGAGGAGGACCAACTGTGTCTGCAGGACCAGTTAGTTTATCAGCATAATGGCAGGATTAAGCGCATCAGGATTAAAAACACAAATAAGAAGCTATACAGAAGTTAGCTCTACTGTTTTATCAGACAGTGTTTTAGAAAACATAATATTAAATGCACAATATAGAATTTTTAGAGATGTGCCTATTGATGCTGATAGAAAAACATCAACAGGTAATTTTACGTCTGGAACAAATAACGTAACAGTTCCTGCAGGAGCTGTATTTGTTAGAGCAGTGCAAGTATATGCTGCAACTGGATCTACCTTTACTGGTGCTAATGTATATTTAGAAAAAAGAGATATTACATTTTTAGAGGAATATATTTCAGCAGCTACATCTACTGGAACACCAAAATATTATGCAATGTTAGATACAGGAGCAACTGGAGAAAGTTCATCAAACTCTGGATCTATCATTGTATCACCAACACCAAGTGCAACATTTGCATACAAAATACACTACAACGCAGCGCCAGCATTATTAGAAAACGATGATACTAATTATATTAGTATGAATTTTCCAAATGGTCTGCTATATTGTTGTTTAGCAGAGACCTATGGTTTTTTAAAAGGACCAGCGGACATGTTAGCTTTGTATGAACAAAAATATCAACAAGAAGTACAAAAATTTGGAGGAGAGCAAATAGGTAGAAGACGAAGAGATGACTACACAGACGGCACGGTCAGAATACCAGTTAACTCACCCACACCTTAAGGATTAAATTATGGCATCAACATTTTCAGATCTTGGTATAGAACTAATGGCAACCGGCGAAAATGCTGGTACATGGGGGACAAAAACTAATACCAACTTACAGATAGTAGAAAAATCAATCGCTGGTTATGTAGAGCAAGCAGTAACTAGTGGTGGCACAACTCAATTAACAATTACAGATGGCGATGCAACAGAATCAACATCAGTTGCAAGACATGCAGTTATAAAACTGACAGGCACAATATCAGGAAATTCTATTGTAACTGTGCCAGACTCAGTGGAAAAAGTTTACATTGTAACTAACGGTACATCAGGTGCATACACAGTTCAATTTAAAACAGCATCAGGCACAGGTATTACTTTTGGTGTATCAGAAAAAACTACTAAACTAGTTTATTCAGACGGAACTAATATTGTTGATGCAGGTTTTGGTGGAGCACTTGACATAGAGGGTAGAGAATTAGTTTTAGATGCAGACGGAGACACAACTCTTACAGCTGATACAGATGATCAAATAGATATTAAAATAGCGGGCGCAGATGATTTTCAATTTACTGCAAACACTTTTACTGCACAATCAGGTAGTAGTATTGTTGTACCAGAGGGTGGACTTACTTTTGGAAGCACAGCGATCACTTCAACTGCAGCAGAACTTAATTTACTAGATGGAGTATCAGGATTAGTACAAGCAGACTTAACTAAACTTGCAGCTGTTGATTCAACTGCAGCAGAATTAAATATAGTTGACGGTGGTACATCAGCTACGTCTACAACAGTTGCAGATGCAGATAGAGTTGTATTAAATGACAACGGTACCATGGTGCAAGTTGCAGTTACAGATTTAGCTGCATACTTTGATGATGAAATTACAGCGATGCCAAACCTTACATCTGTTGGCACACTTACAACTTTAACAGTTGATAATATAATTATAAATGGAACTAATATAGGTCATACATCTGATACAGATGCCTTAGCTATAGATTCAAGTGGTAATGTTACAGCTTCACAAAATTTAACTGTAACTGGAGATCTTACAGTATCTGGTGATGACATTACCATGGGCACAAATACTGCAGGTAATTTATTGATTGCAGACGGTACAAATTTTAATTCAGTAGCGGTTAGTTCATTATCAGAAATATCTACAGTTGCTAATGACGATGTGTTTTTAGCTATAGATACTTCAGGTGGTGGTCTTAAAAAAATTGCTAGATCAGCAATTGTATCAGGACTTGCTACATCAGGTGCTATATCAAATGTGGTAGAAGATTCATCTCCACAATTAGGTGGTGACCTAGATGTTAATAGTAATGGTTTAGTTTCAACATCAAATGGTAATATTGCTTTAACACCTAATGGAACTGGTGTTGTAAGAGTGGATGGATCTAATGGTATCGATATGGAATCTGGTGCCATATCAATTAAAAACTCTGGCGCAGAATCTTATGTTAGATTTTATTGTGAATCTAGTAATGCACACTATACACAATTACAAGCAGCTCCACACTCAGCGTACTCTGGTAATGTGACAGTTGTATTACCTGCAAGTGCAGATACTTTAGTTGGTAGAGCTACTACAGACACTCTAACAAATAAAACTTTAACTACTCCTGTAATCGCAGAAATAGATTCAGGTTCTACTATTACACTTGATGCAACTACCGACATTGTCCTTGATGCAGATGGTGGAGATATATTCTTTAAAGATGCAGGAACAACTTTTGGTAGTGCAACAAACACTTCTGGAAACTTAATTATAAAATCAGGAACAACTACTGCACTAACTTTTAGTGGCGCTAATATTACTGCTGCAGGTAACTTATCGGTAAGTGGTGATTTAGATGTCACTGGAACCCTGGACCTTAGTGACTCAAACTTTACTAATGTTGGATCTTTACAATTAGATTCTATAGCTGGTGATGGTGATACTAATACAGCAATTACATTTAGTGGATCTGATGTTATAACTGTATCAGCAGGTGGTGATAACCAAGTTACATTTACAAATGGTGCAATAGTGCCATCGACAGATAACGATATAGACTTAGGTACGAGTTCAACAGAATTCAAAGATGCATTTTTTGACGGCACTGTAACAACAGATGGTTTAACAGTTTCTGGCACACCTAGTTTTGCAGCTGGAACAATAGCATTAACAGGATTAGATATTGATGGTGGCACAGATATAAGTGCCGATTTAACAACATCAGATTTAATTATAGTAGATGATGGAGCAGGCGGAACTAACAGAAAAGCTGCATTGTCTAGAGTGGTTACTTTAGTTAGTGCAAATATAGATGATCCAACAGCTCTTGCAATAGCGTTAGGATAGTATTATAAGGAAAAAGGAGAAACAATATGGCAAACACGTTCAAGGTAGTAAATTTCGCGGCAGAACCAGCTAGTGCTGGCACTGCATACACCATGTATACGGTGGCAGGGTCGACTACAACAGTCGTTCTGGGCTTAATACTTACTAACATTGGCACTACTGCAGTAACTGCAGAAGTGGAGCTTCATAGTGATACAGCAGGCCGTGCTGTAAATAATAACACAGCAAACGGAATATCTATTCTTGCAAAAGATGTGAGCATTCCAAGCGGCACGTCACTTGAACTTTTGTCTGGAGGAAAAATTGTTATGGAGGCAACCGATGAACTTAAAATCGATTGTTCTGTAGCTGATAAACTTTCAGGCACGTTAAGCATAATGGAGATCACATAGAATGGCCTACATCGGTATTCAACCTGCAGAGAAGTTTACTTCGTTTGCTACTCAGGAATTTTCTACGAGTGCTACTACCTCCTATACTCTAGATCATGCTGTAGCTAATGAAAACGAAATAGCTTTATTTGTAAATAACGTAAGACAGCAACCTGGATCTGGTAAAGCATATACTGCTACAGGCACAGCGTTAACATTATCTGCGGCTACGGCATCGACAGATACGATGTATTGTGTATTTTTAGGTAGAGCATTACAGACTGTAACACCTGCAACTAATAGTATTACAGCTGCTATGGTTAGTAATGATTTAATATCTGGTAAAGATGCTTTAACTAGTGAACCTGCTTCAACTGATGAACTTCTTGTTTCAGATGCAGGTACTTTAAAAAGGTTTGATTTTAGTTTAATTACTAACACTCCAGCTTTTAGTGTTC